AGTACAGACAGAAATAGACAAATTAATGTTTGATGGTAAAATTAAGTTAAATCCAATTACACTTGATGATAGTACAAACTTTAAGAAAAGAACTCCATTTGATTTGTAATATACTATATCTTGTGGTATTTATTTGATTGGCTACTAGCTCTTTTGAGTTCTGAATATCTCTGATATTCTAGCTCCCTCTTTTAGTTGTTTTTAGCCTATAAGTTAATTAACTCTGTGAGTCTGAGCCTTTCTATACCTTTCTTTCCTTGCTTGGACTCACACTTTAGAATTATTATAAATTATGTCAGGAAGACCAAGAAAATTAAATAAAAAACTTGAAAAACAGATCCTTGAATTAATTGCAGATGGTCTGACAATTAGACAAATATTTGAAAGACCTGATGTTGATTATAGTTGGAGTTCTTTTAGAAATGAGCTTGTTAATTCAGCCGAACTTATGGAAAAATATAACCATGCTAAACAATTAGCGATAGATTTGGAGCTTAGTTCTTTAAAAGATAAAAGACTAGAACTTGAAGCAAAGATTGAGTCTGGTGAAATAGATGGCAAGGCAGGACAGAATCTTGTTAATTTGTATAAAATAATTGTTGCAAGTTCACAATGGTCAGCTGCAAAAATTGTACCAAAAAAATTCGGAAAAGCAGCTGAATTAACAATAAAAGGTGATGATAAACAACCATTAAATATAACTTGGGGTAAATAATTGACTAATTTTTATTGTATTAAATGTTCAAAAAGTGTTGATAAATATAGATGTTAGGTAAAACAAACACACATAAAAAACATATTATACATATGAGAAGTGGCAAAAATGCAACAGTTGTTGATAAATTACAACAATTTCTGATAACTATTAATTATCGGAACTATTACTATTGATAATCATAAATTATCGTTAGTAATAATTTGTTGATTTTTGGAGAACAAAACAAAAACATGGGGGTTTTATTTGACCGATACCCCAAATTTTTTTGTGCGACTAAATAAAAATTAATGTATGGTATAAACACATGGACGACACATTTCTAAAAACAATAATCTTCATTATGAAGGACAAAAACACTAAGAAACCGATTGTGATTACACACTTTCAAGGTTTTAGAGATGAGGCAGAAGCTAACGACTTCTCAGAGTTCTTAAAAACTCAGTTTGTTTTGCCAAGCGATTATCCTGACTCAAACACTACAATTCATTAGGGGGGTTTTGTTTTAAAATGAAACAAATTGTAATTCCTTACAAACCAAGAGAAATCCAAAATTTTTTGCACAAAAAATGCGATGCGAACCGATTTAATGTTGTAATCGTTCACAGAAGGGGAGGTAAAACAGTTTTCGCCATAAACCACCTAATCAAAGCTGCTTTGACAAACACAAAACCTTATCCAAGATATGCCTTTATTTCGCCATATAGATTACAAGGTAAATCAACTGCATGGGACTATCTCAAACAATTTTCCTCTGCCATACCAGGAACAAAATTCAATGAGTCGGAACTGAGAGTAGATTTTTCGGTAAACAATAGCAGAATACAAATTATTGGCGGTGAAAACTCTAGTGCTATCAGAGGTCAGTATTTTGATGGGATAGTGTGCGATGAAACACAAAACCTTTCGCCAGACCTCTTTGACACCATTTTAAGACCATGTTTATCCGACAGAAAAGGTTTCGCTATTTTTATAGGCACACCGATGGGAAGAAATTGGTTCTTTGAGTTACATGAGAAAGCTAAAACAAATAAAGATTGGTTTACCAAAGTGTTCAAAGCTAGTGAGACTAAGATTATTGCTCAAGAAGAATTAGATGCAGCTAAACAAACGATGTCTCCAGAAAGTTATGCTCAAGAATTTGAATGCTCATTCCAAGCTGGAATATCAGGTTCTTATTTCGGCAAGGTGATTGAGGAGTTGGAGCAAAAAGGTAGAATTACAGATTTTGACATTGAGCCAGACTTAGAGGTAGAAACATGGTGGGATTTAGGAATGAACGACAGCACTGTGATTACCTTTGCTCAACGACATGGTGATGAGGTTCGAATTATTGACTGCTACGAAAACTCAGGTGAGGGATTAGAGCATTATATGAATATCATTGACGAAAAACCTTACACCTATTCTAAGCATATAGCTCCGCATGATATAAGGGTTAGAGAAATAGGTACGAATAAGTCTAGGTGGGAGACTGCAAAAGAGATGGGGTTAGAGTTTGACATAGCACCGAAACTTAGTGTAGAAGATGGTATTGAGCAAGTAAGACGAATGTTGCCGAAGTGTTACTTTCATAAAAACAATTGCAAAAAGTTAATTGAGGCATTAAAATCATACTGCAAACGATGGGATGAAAAAAATAATTGTTTTAGGAACAAACCTTTGCACAACTGGGCATCACACTTTTGCGACTCTGTTCGATATGGTGCAATAGTAGAACCTGTTGAAAGATCCGATTGGTCTAAGCCGATCAGAGTAGATACGAATTATATAGTTTAATATGGCAAAAAAAATCATAGAATTATCAGATCCAAAATTACGAAGTTTACTTTCAAATCAAATTGAAAATGCGTTAGGTTACTTAGGAGGTAATCTTTCTCAAAGTAGAAGAAAATCTTTAGAATATTATTTAGGAGATAAACTTGGAACAGAAATAGATGGTCGTTCACAAGTAGTGTCAACCGATGTTGCCGACACAGTTGAAAGTATCTTACCAAATTTATTAAGAGTATTTACTGCATCCGAAAAAGTAGTGAAGTGCGAACCTGTAACTGCTGAGGATGTTCCTCTTGCCGAACAAGCGACAGCATATTTAAATCATGTTTTTTACAAAGACAATAATGGTTTCCAATTACTTTATAATTTTTTCAAAGATGCACTGATTGAAAAAAATGGTTTTCTAAAAATTTATTATGACGAAAGCGAAAAGGTTGAACATGAAACTTATAAAAATTTAACCAAAGCTGAAAAAGATTCTTTGATGGACACACCGAATGAAATCGAAGTTGTTGAAGAAGAAGTTTATGAAGATGAAAAAGCGAAAGAACAATTTGAGGCATTACTAGAACAATATGAAGATCAAGGAGTAGATGTTTCAACAGTAGAGAAACCAGATTTTAATTTATACAATTGCAAAATTAAAAGAACTTCAATGAGTGGTAAGATTAAAATTGAATCAGTACCACCTGAAGAATTCTTGATAGACCGAAATGCAAAATCAATCGAAGACGCAGACTTTGTTTCTCATAAAGTTTTAATGTCAAGATCAGACTTAGTTGCGATGGGTTACGATGAAGAAGAAGTTGATAACCTACCTACTTCAGAAGAAGATATTTACAACACAGAAGAAATTGTCAGACAAAGAAATATTGACGAATATCCTGTTGACAGTGCTACAGACAAGTCAACTGAAAAAGTTTTAATCTATGAGTCTTATGTAAGATACGATTACGATGAAGATGGTATTGCAGAACTTAGAAGAATTATCTCAGCAGGAGATAGTGGTTCTATGATTTTAGAAAATATGCCTTGTGATGATATTCCATTTGTAACTGTAACACCAATTCCAATGCCACATAGATTTTATGGAAGAAGTTTATCGGAGTTAGTTGAAGACATACAGTTAATGAAATCAACTGTGATGCGTCAAGTGTTGGATAATATGTATCTAACAAATAACAACAGAGTAGCGATCATGGATGGTATGGTTAATATGGATGACTTATTAACAACTAGACCTGGTGGTGTAGTTAGAACAAAACAACCACCTAGCCAAGTGATGCAGCCTTTACAAGCACAACCAATTTCACAACAAGCCTTTCCTTTATTAACATATCTTGATAGTGTTAGAGAGGTGAGAACTGGAGTTACTAAACAAAGTCAAGGTTTAGATCCAGACACTCTCAATGCTAAAACCGCAACAGGTGTTAATGCGTTAATGACGCAAACTCAAATGCGATCAGAATTGATTGCAAGAATCTTTGCCGAAACAGGTGTTAAAGATTTATTTAAAAAAATATTTGAACTGATGGTAAAATATCAGGACAAAGAAAGAATTGTAATGATTAACAATCAGTATGTTCCTGTAAAACCTACTGAATGGAAAGATAGATTTAATATTTCAATCGTTGTTGGCTTGGGTACAGGTTCAAAAGAGCAACAATTAATAGTTTTAAACTCAATTTTAGAAAGACAACTTCAAGCATTCCAATTACAAGGCGGAAAAGAGATGCCAATGGTAACTTTGAAGAATATGTATAACACTTTATCGAAAATTATTGAGAATGCAGGACTAAAAAATGTCGAAAGTTACTTCGTCAACCCAGATGTAGGTAAACAAATGATGCCTCCACCTGCACCACCACCTCTAACACCGATTGAGAAGATAGAATTTACAAGAATTGATGCTGAGAATAAGAGAAAAATTGCAGATTTAGAGTTACAAGCTCAAGAACTGCAACAAAAAACTCAACAAATGGCTTTAGACTTTGAAGCGAAGATAAAAGAGATGGCATTGAAATACAATACACAGCTAGACACTGCAAAAATTAAAGCTGATGCAGACTTAGACAAGATGATGATGGCAGGAGAGAACAAAATTCTTGAACAAGCCACAAAATCAACTAATATGTTCAGTCAACAAGTACAAGGATTAAATGGAAACCAAAGATCAGGCGGAGAGGTCGCTGGAAGTCAGCCGATCCCACCAAGCCAAACAGGTATTAGAGAATAAAATTTTTGTAGAGGCAATAGAATCTCTAAAAAAACTTTATTCTGAGGCACTGTTAGAAAAAACAGGTGCTAAAGAAAGTGATACCAGAGAAAAACTTTGGATTGCCTATAATGTTGTTGGAAAAGTCGAACAACATCTTCAAACTGTTATTGAGACAGGTAAACTTGCTCAAAAACAATTAGAAGATTTTAGAAAACAACAACAGCAAACAAAATTCTAACTATAGTTAGGATAAGCCAAGTCAAAAAAGACAGCTTAACAACAGGAGGACTTAAATGTCTGGAACAAACCCATTACTGAACAATGATTCAGTACAAGGTGCTGCAAAGTCTATTGAAGGTTTAATGGACACTAAAGGTGTTATCAGAAAACCACAAGAAGAAGCTGCACCAGTTGAACCAAAAGAAGAAGTCGAAGCGAAAGCAGAAACTGAAACAGAAGTTCAACAAGAAACTGTTGCTCAACCTGAACAGGAAGTTGCAGTAGAAGAAGAAGCATCCGAAGATGAGAATGCGATTGAAGAACAAGAAACCGATCTACACCAAGTAATCGTAAATGGTGAAAAGATTGATGTTGACCTTGAAGAATTAAAAGCAGGTTATCAAAAAGATGCCGACTATAGACGTAAGACCGAAGAATTAGCGATTGAGAAAAGAGAGCTAAAAGCTGAGGAGGATCGTCTGAATAAACAGTATTCAACTAAGATGGAAGATTTAAATTCTTTAGTCGCTACTTTGAATGCTGAAATTAACAATGATATGAATTCTAAAGAGTTAGATGCTCTTTGGGAGGAAGATCCAACTGAAGCTGCTAAAGTTGATCGTAGAATTCAGAAACGAAAAAATACGATACAACAAGCACAGCAAAAACTGAGAGATCATCAACAAGCTCAGTTTCAGGAAATATTGAGAGAAGAACAAAAAAAACTTCACTTAAAACATCCTGAGATCGCTGATCCTATCAAGGGTGCAACAGTGAAGTCGAATATTATGAACTACTTAAGTTCTAAGGGATTTTCAAATGAAGATGTCGCTAGAATTTATGACTCAAGATATTTCGATGTGATTATGGATGGTATGAACTATAATAAATCTAAGTCAGTTAAACCTGGTTTAGTTTCTAAAAAAGTTAAACCAACCAAGTTTGTTAAGTCAGGCATTAAAAGTACAAAAGAAGAATTAAACTCTAAAACTAGGTTGAATCAAATCAAGACGTTGAAGAAGTCTGGAAATCCAAAAGATGCAACAGACCTTCTACTTCGTTATTTATAAACAATAACCTACTAAGGAGATAAACAATGGCTGTATATCAAACATATCAAACAGTCGGCATAAGAGAAGACCTAGCGGACATTATTTACTCAATAAGTCCAACAGAAACTCCTTTTATGTCTGGTGTTGCTAAGACACAAGCAACAAACACATCACACCAATGGCAAACAGATGCTTTAGCTGACGTAGCTGCTAATGCTGCTGTTGAAGGTGCTGCAATATCGTACCCAACATTGAGTGCAACAACTAAACTAACTAACTACACTCAGATTTCTACAAAAGCTGTTCAAGTATCAGGTACAAATGATGCTGTAACATCTGCTGGTAGAAACAATGAGTTAGCTTACCAAGTAGCAAAATCAGCTAAAGAATTAAAAAGAGATATGGAAACTGCTCTTTTATCAAACGTAGCTGCTGCTGCAGGTAATGCTACAACTGCTAGAAAATCTGGTGGAGTTCAAACTTGGATTTCATCAAATGTTGATGCAGGTTCAGGTGGATCAGGAGCTGGTGGCGGAGCTGCTAGAACTGATGGAACTCAAAGAGCTTTTACTGAAGATCAGTTAAAAGGTGTATTGAGATCATGCTTCGATGCTGGTGGAAACCCTAACATGATTATGGTTGGTGCTTTCAACAAACAGAAGCTATCTGGATTTACTGGTGGTTCAACTAGATTTGACCAAGCAGAAGACAGAAGATTAGTTACTTCAATTGACGTATATGAGTCAGACTTTGGAACATTACAAGTTGCTCCAAACAGATTCATCAGAGGTGCTAATGCAACTGCTGCTAAAAAAGGTCAAGATGCTTTAGTATTAGAGATGGACTACTTCGCAGTAGCTTTCTTAAGAGACTTTGCTCTACAAACTCCAGCTCAGACTGCTGACGCAGATCAGAGATTTATGGTTGCTGAGTACACTCTTGAGTCAAGAAACGAAGCTGCAAGTGGTGCTGTTTACGATCTAACAACATCATAATAATTAATTTGGTGGGGGAGTAATCCCCCATCATACTAACAACAATTTTGTTTGGTCTTTGAAGATTTAAAGTCGGAACGAAGCAAATAAAAAGGATAAAAAAATGAGAACACTTAACGATTATTTTTTAACTGCTAAGATTACTAATATCTCTACTGCAGGTTCTACATTCGTAGCTGTACCTGATGGTGGAAAAATTATTAAAATCTTAACATCAATCAAAAATGCTATTACTACTGCTGATGCAGCTTTATCATTTGAAATTGGTGGCACTGCTGTAACAGGTGGTGGTATAACTGTAACTCAATCAGGATCTGCTGCAGGTGATGTAGATACTGCTGAACCTACTGCTGCAAACACAGTTGTTGAGGGAGATGCTATTGAAATGATTTCAGATGGCGGATCATCAACTGCTTGTGAATGTGTAGTAACATTTGTTATAAGAAGATAATAAACTTGGGGGGATCTTGCCTAGCGGTACTTCCCCCCACCAAATTTAGGAGATAAATATGAGTTTTAATTATGGATTAAGACCTACAACAGTACAGATGGTTACTTTATCAGGAAGTACATCTACACAATCATCAGCTTTTGGTTCACAATCAGAATATGTTAGAATTTGCTCTAATGCAGATGTGCATATTTTATTTGGTGCTAACCCAACAGCTACAGCTAATAGTATTTTTATTCCTGCTGACGAACCTGAAATTTTCAAAATTTCTCCAGGTGAGAAAGTAGCAATCATTGGTGCTAGTGGTAATGATATTTCTGTTGTTGAAATGAGTGCTTAGTGGCTAAACAAAAGTTTGTTCATTTTGTTCCAAGACCAAAGCCTAAGAAAAGACCTGGTAGGCATAAGAAGGACTTGAACAAACATGAAAAACGAATGAAAAAAAAATCTAGGTACAAAGGACAAGGTAGATGACAAAAGATATAACTGTTGATGGACTACAAAGAACAACTTACATCAAAGATGAGTCTGAAGGCAAAATTGCTGTAAAAGAAGAAGTAAATGTAAATCCTCATATCAAACACAATAAAATACTTTACAATCTTAATGATGGTTACTCTAAAACTAGAGATATGAAAAGAGTAGCATCTATTCCAACTATAGCTTTATCTGTCTGGGCAAATGAGTATAATGGTAGTCCTAACTGGTTTGCACTTCCAAAAGAAGTACAAAAAAAGATTTTAAAGAAAAAACTAAATTCAAATGAGTTTAGATATTTTAGAACAGCAGAAGGAAGTTTATAATGGCATTAAGTAGTTATTCAGGATTAAAAACATCAATAGCAAACTGGTTGAACAGATCAGACTTAACTTCAGAGATTGAAGATTTTATTGTACTTGCAGAAAAAGATTTCAATTCAAAACTTAGAATAAGACAGATGATTTCATCTGATAATTCTTTTTCTATCAATGCTGAGAAAGTTGATTTACCTACAGGATTTTTACAAGTAAGAGATTT